AACCTAATTCAGATAATAAGATTGTCATAGTAGATTATAAAACAACGATATCTTGCGAACCTTTTGCATTTAATAAATCAGTTAAGAAGTATGGCTATGATATGCAAGCAGCTTGGTATAGAAGAGGGTTGTTGATGGCTGGCTATGATGTAGAGGACTTTATGTTCATAGCTCAAGAGAAAGTACATCCTTATGCTTCTAAAGTATTTAGGATAACAAAAGAACAAATAGATTTTGGCTGGACAATGATGGAGAACTATTTAGAAGAGTATAAAGAATATCAAAAGGGTAAACCTCTTACAATCTACAATAGTCCTAATGTTGTTGATTTGGTTTTGTAGGATAAGACATTGTTTGTGAGAAAACTAGAAAGAATAGAATATAAGCACTGGATTGAAGAAATGCACTATGCTAAAAGGATGCCTTCAATAAGTTTTGCTTATGGAATGTTTGTAAATAATAAGCTATCAGGTGTATGTACTTTTGGTATGCCACCAAGTAGCACATTAGCACAAAGTATTGCAGGAAAAAATTATAAAGACATTGTTATTGAGTTAAACAGATTGATTACATTAGATAACTTACCTAAAAATTCATTATCACAATTTGTTTCACAATCTTTTTCTTTATTGCCCAAACCAAAAATTATAGTATCTTTTGCAGACCCAAATAATAATCATCATGGTTATATTTATCAGGCAACAAATTTTATTTATACAGGTGAATCAACAAACACTAGCCAATGGATAGATGCAGAAGGTAAAGAGTTTCATTTCAGAAATATAGGTCATTATCAAAAAAACAATAGACTAAATGTTTCTTTAAATAAAAGAAGATTAAATGAAGATAAGATAAATAGAGTTGATATAGCTAATTATTTAAGAGATTATAAGGGTAAATATACCGCAAAAGATTTAGATAATATATTTGGATATAAAGATACAGCAGCACACTGGTTTAGAACTGATGTTGGATTTAGTTTTCCAAGAATTGATGATTGGATTAAATTAAAAACTATACTTAATTTTGATGATACTTATGATTCTGTAATGAGTGCTTATGAATTAGTACCATGTGCAAATGAAATAATAAAAAAATTAAAATTACAAAAAATAAAAATTAAGGGAAAGCACAGATACATATATATTTGTGCTAATAAAAAAGATAAGAAAAATATTATGCAAAACTTCAAACTAAAATCTTTACCTTATCCAAAAGGTAAAAATAAAAATTATGAAGTTTTTGTAGAGAAGCAACAGGGTTGTTTATTACAAGAAGGGCAAATAGATACATGAGAGTATTTAGATTTATGGAGAGTTTATCCTTTGCCCTTGAACCTAGTATAAGGGTTTTTGGAGAAGTAGGTAATAAAGTTCTAGCTTTATTATCAAAATAAATATAATATAAAAAGTGGAGAGTCATTATGGACGATAAAACAAAAAAGGCACTTTGGATTCCTGAAGAATTACATAAGGATATCAAGGTGTTTGCAATTACAAATAACATGAATATTGAATCAGCTACTCAGCTATTGCTGAAACTTGGCATGGTTTCCTATAAGGAGAACAAGCATGGGTCAAAATAAAGCAGCAGTAGACAAACGTAGGGAAGAACTAAAAGCTGAAAAACTAGATAGGTCAATCAAGATGTATTACTTTCAGAAAGGAGCTGGTGAACATTACAGAGAAATACAATATCAAAGTGGAAGAGTTGTAAGGACTGATTTCAATGATTGAGTGGATTCTATATTTTATTGCAGGAATATTTGGTTTGGTAGCAATAGGTGGAATCATCAGTGTTATAGCAGCAATATATATTTTTAATGAGTTAGATTAATGGTAAACAGCAGAAATAAAGGTGCAGCATTTGAAAGAGTTATAGTTAATAAGATTAATACTATTCTTGAATCTAAAGGCTCTGATGAAAGGGTCAAAAGAAACCTAGACCAATATCAAACAAAAGGCATGGCTGATGTTTATTTTAAAAACTTTGCTATTGAATGTAAGAGATATAAAGCTGGTGGTAAAAAGACCATGTATAAGAATGAGTGGTGGCAACAGGCAGTAGATAGTGCTGGAGATAATTTAATACCTTTGCTAATTTATAAATATGATAGAAGAGACATTATGTGCGTAATTCCTTTGTTCTTGGTAACAAGTGTAAAGACTGCAAATTGGCAATGCACTTATTTATGTCCGCTATCGGAAATATGTGAAAGGTTAGATGAAATCTTACAGAAAGCGAATGGATTTAAACAGTTATCTACTTGAACAAGATTTTGAAGATTATTGCAGATTTGCGTATGAGAAAATTCAATCTGCATGTGATTTCCTCGGAATTATAAATGACGAGGATTATGAGAGTTTTAAGGAAAGGTGTTATACCCAACTTGAAACAGATTACTTAAACAGTATTGATAGAACAATACATTAATGGAGAAAAAATATGGTTGACATATTAGGTGGAATGAGTAATTCCAACAGTGAGAGTCAGCAAGTATATCTTGCTTTCAAAACATCACATCAGCAATTTTTTGCTAATGGTGAAACGCCAGTAGAATTTCAATATCTACAGCTTGACCCTTCAACATTCAAATCAGGATGGGGAAGATATACAAAAGCTGAAGGTTTTGAATATTCTTGGGATGATAAATTTGGTGTAGTAGCACCTAAACCAGCAGATGACTATAAAAGAGCATTTAGTGCTTGGGTCTTTCCGCAAGGAGCTCAACATGCTTACTTATGGCAAAGATTCACTTATGCTGAGTCAAGTGCATTTAATAGCATACTGGGTAGCTTTTGGAATCAAATGGATTCTAGTTCAGCTAACTTGCCTGTTGTTAAGTATGAGGGCTCTAAGCCTATCCAAGTAGGCATGGGTAATTCTTCAGAGCTATCATTTAGCTTTGCTAAGTTTGCACCTAGAACTGCTGAGTTTGTAATACCTAGTTGGTATTTAGAACAAGAAGCACCAGTAGAGGACACATTTAAGAGTCCTAATGATGGTCTTAGCGATAAAGTAGCTGAGATGGTAAATCAGAATGAATTATCAGATGACGATATACCATTCTGATGCAATCAGTTGATTGGCAAAGAATAGCACCTGAAGTTGCAAAGCAATTATTAGGTGAACCTACAAGTACCTCTTCTAAAGAATATAGGTGGGGTACTCATGGGTCTTTAACTTTAAATTTAGAATCTGCTACTTGGTATAATTTTGAAGATGATACAGGTGGTGGAATAATAGATTTAATAAAACATCTGAATCAAGATGTTAATACAGTTTTAAAACAGTTTGGTTATGACTTAGCATTACAATCTAATGACTCCTTATTAAGTGGTTTTACCCCCCTAAAAACTAAAACCACAGGTAATGCTAGGTCATTCTCTAAAGAGAAGATGAGGGAACTTCATTCGGAAGCAATAGTAAAAGTGCAATATGCAAAAAACTTTTGGGTAATGAGGTTTCCTGATGGTCATTTTATTAAGCAGAAATACGCACCATTCAGTCTTAATGAAGATGGTACTTGGTCTATGAAGCGACCTGAAGGCTTATTACCCATTTATCATACTAATAAGTACCCTGATAAGCCTATTATCATAAATGAGGGTGAGAAGGCTTTAAGGGGTTGTGAGAGCATTTGGGATTATGATTCATGCACTTGGCATGGTGGAGTTAATAGTTGGGAAAAGGCAGATTGGAGTCCTATATTTGGCAGAAATGTATGGATATTTCCTGATAATGATGAAGCAGGTATTAAATGTGCTAATGAAATAGGCACTATGTTAAGAAAGAATGGGTGTAAGGTTAAAGTGGCTCAACCACCAGCAGGATTTAAAGAAAAGGATGATTTATATGATGCTTTTGTTCGTGGGGATTTTAAGGAATCAAAAGATTTAGAAGATTACATTAATAGTTGTGTAGAGAAGAAGCCTAAAGGCATGGTTACTTTTACTAGAGCTGATGAAGTATTGAAGCAGGTAGATAATCCTGATTGGTTAATAAAAGATGTAGTAGAGAAAGAATCATTGATGTGTATCTTTGGTAAACCCAAAAGCGGTAAGTCATTTATTGCTATTGCTATGGCAGCAGCTATTGCTAAAGGTGAAAAGTTTTATGGTAATGAATCTTTTAGTAAACCAGTTATGTATGTATGCGGTGAGGGTCAGAGGGGTGTTAAAAGAAGATTAGCAGCTTGGCAACAAGGAATGTTTGATTTGACTGGAGTACCTTTATACCTATCAGATAGAGCAGTTAGGGTTAATGACCCTGATGATTTTAAGATGTTAGAAGAAGAGATAGAAGCATTAACGCAACAAGTAGGTGAAATAGGCATGATAGTTATTGATACTTTTCAAAGAAACTTTGTTGGTAATGAGAACAGTGCAGAAGATGTTGGTAGCTTTATTAACAAATTAGATGGACTTATATCACATTATAAGTGTTGTGTATGTTTGGTTCATCATACTGGTCATGGCAATTCGGATAGAGGTAGAGGTTCAAGTGTTATGGGTGCTTCTTTAGATTATGAATTTAAGGTAGATAGAGAAGATAAAGCTGTAGGCGATAACCTAGAAGAGCAAATGTTTGTATCTTTTGAGCAGACATTAAATAAAGATGGTCAGGGCATGTCTGAGAAGTCTTTTGTATTTAAAGAGGTAGAGATTATAGGTGAAGGATTAAATCTTACATCAGGATTCTTAGAAGAGACCAATATTGATTTTAAAACTAAGAAATCAGATAAATTACCTATGATGCAAGATAGAACATTAACTGCATTAGAAACTGTGGCTTATATTAAAGATAATCAGAATCCTCAAGACCAATTCTTACAACCAAGTGA